ATGACTAAGGATTATGTTTACTATGAATCCGAAAATATTTATAATCCTGCCGCAACAGTCATCAAATGGGACGGAGCAACAGGATTTGATAAATCTACATTAAAATCTGAGGACATAATCAAAAAGTGTCCATTCCACCTTGATTTGAATGTTCATACGCACATCAGAGGATTTACATTTGATTGCAAAAACATTAGATACGGTTTACATCTTGAAAGCGGCGGCACAGGCTATGCAACTGAATGGACGGTATCTAATTGTATCTTCAAGTGGGGCGGTCGTGCTGATTGTGTGGATTATGCGAATAAGACAACAGTGCCAGTCTTTGGCTGCGGCCACAGTTTTGGCGAAGTCGGCTTAATTGAAAACTGTAAAATCATACCTACGCATTGCACGATAGGTTATCAAAGTCACGATAATGCCGATAACAGCGATTTTGGCTTACCTATTAAAGTTGGCGCAAAAATCACCTTCAAAGATTGTGATTTCGGAGGTACAGAAATACAGGCACGCACGCTCAAAGGAGCGTATGCGGACACGCCAAATGTACTAACAATTGACAATTGTATCAATATATCTGCTATCAATAAGATGTATGCTGCTCCAGCCGACCGTTGTGACTGGGATATAAAAGGAGTAGGTTAAAATGTGGGATTGGATTATACAATATTGGGTGCAGGCCCTTTTTGGCGTTATACTTACTGCCATTGTTGCAATCGTAAAAACCGAGTGGAGCAAGATTAAGGCAATCGGCAAAGGTACACAGTCATTGCTCAGGGCGGAGCTTATCCGCTCGGGTGAAAAATATATTGAAAGAGGTTGGATTGAAGTTTATGCCAAAGATGCTTATGATAAATGTTATCAGTCATATCATCACCTCGGGCAGAACGGCACAATGGACGATATGCACGAAAAGGTCATGAACTTACAGACTAACCCTATTAGAAAGGATGAAAATAATGAAAATGACAAACAAAATCTATGATGTACTTAAATACATTGCTCTTATCGTACTGCCTGCAATCGGTACACTTTACTTTGCCGTAGCAGGCATTTGGGGCTTGCCATACGGCGAACAGATTGTAGGCACTATCACAGCCGTTGACACCTTCTTAGGCGCTCTGCTCGGCTTGTCAGCTTATAAATATAACAAAACAGACGAAAGCGAGGAATAATATTATGTCAGCAAAAAGAATCTATCTCAGTCCGTCGAATCAGAACAGAAACACCTATGCAACGGGCGGTACAAATGAAATGGCTCAGTGCGACAAAATTGCCGCCGCAACAGCCAAAGCTCTCAAGCGTTGCGGTTTTGAGGTTATGGTCGCAAAGTCGGGAACGCTTATGCAGACACGCTGTCCCGAATCGGACAAGTTCGGTGCAGATATTCATATGCCGATTCACACCAACGCTTTTAACGGCAAATACACAGGCGGTACAAGAGTTTTCTGCCTGAACTCAAACGGCAGAAAGGCTGCCGAATCGGTGAAAAACGCCCTCGGAGCAATCTCGCCCGGCAAGGATGATTCGGTTAGCTACAAAACCGACCTTTACGAAATCAATGTGCCGAGGGCATTGACCGTGTATGTTGAGTGTGAATTTCATGACACCGTGACAGGCTCGAACTGGATTCGCAATAACACAAACGCTATCGCTGAGGCAATCTGCAAGGGTATGTGTAACTACTTCGGCTATAAGTATAAGTCGGCAAGCTCATCAGGCACAACAAAGCCTGCACAGACTGCAAAGCCGACAACACCAAAGCCGAGCGCATCAAAAGCGTTTAAACCGTATATTGTCAGGATTACCGCAAATGACGGTGTGAACATCCGCAAAGGTGCAGGCACAAACTATCCCGTATGTGGCTCAATTGCAAAAGGCGGAGCGTACACAATCGTAGCCGAAAAATCAGGCACAGGCGCTAAAAAGTGGGGCAAACTCAAAAGCGGTGCCGGCTGGATTGCCCTTGACTATACCGCAAAAATAAAATAAATTTTAAACCGAACACATAATTGCAAAAATATTCCCCTCATCCGCCGTAAAAAGTGGGTGAGGGGAGTTTGTTATTTATGGATATTTTTAAGCTCTTTCAGAATAAGTCGCTCAAAGTATGGTTTCGGGTAGTTCGGGTTGTTGTCGCTTTCCCAATTTTCCCAAGTGCGGTACGGTACTTCCATTATTTTTGCAATTTCTGCTCTGCTCAATCCTGTTGCAATTCTTGCTTCTTTGATTTTATTCATTGTGATTTCTCCTGAACATTACAAATTCGTGAATAGTTTGTGCAAGTACAATAACTGCATTTATTCCCAAGGCTACACGAGCAACAACAAAGAATTTACTTGCCACACATACAATAATCAGGCACACAAGACTGAATAACCAAAAATTATTTTTCTTCATATTGCATTTTTCCTTTCATACTGATATAATAATATTATCCCCATAAGGGGGGAGGGGCTTTAAGCCCCTCTTGATGTTACCACCATCTAATGGCTGTTATCAGAGCAGATAGGGCAAGTATCGCTTTGATTATTAATTCGACCATTTTGATGGTGGATTTTTTTGGCTTTTTCATTTCCTCACCCCCTTTCATTGTCTATATTATACACCTAATAGGTGTATTTGTCAAGCGTTTTCTCACAAGAATATAAACAATTTATAAAATAATCCATAAATCAATCTTATGAATCTAATTTCTTGACTTTTATACTATTGTAAAGTACAATGAGGTAAGGAAAGTCGCACCGCAATCATAACTTGATTGCTATATTAACTTAGGTAATTTCGTAAAGGTTTCGTAAAAATGGCATTCATACAGTGTTTATCTGCTGTAAAATCGGGTTCGAATCCCTCCGTCTCCGCCATAAAAAACACCGTAGTTCTGTTAGAATTACGGTGTTTTTTTGCTCAATATCAATAGTCGGGAGGTAATCCGAAAAATTCGAGTATATGATATTTACAAGTGGCTAATTATTTTCACGCCCTGTATTTATTGATAAGTATAATCTAAAAATCCTGTTATGATTGCAGTACCACTTCTACCGTGTATACGAATAAACTAAAAGCCGCTAATAACCTTGACAAAATTATTATTTCCTCAACGAATTATATAAACGAAGCTTTAAATCATCCAAGAAAGGATAATATCAAACAATTTGCCAGAGGTAACGTGCTTATGAAAATTTGGAATAATCAATATAGTGCTGAGGTTATAATAGGTTTTACCTGCGGAAACAACATGTTGTTGTACGATCTTATTAACCTAAAATCAACTTCATTCACAACAAAAAAGACAGACGCAAGTACCGCCCAACAAAAAACAAATTCTGAGGACAGTAGATTAAATGCGTCTGCCACCAATATGATATCTCAAAACAGCAAGGATGTCAACGAAAGATTTTCAAAAGCGGCAGACACCGCAAGGAAAAATATTACCGAGTAGGCAGAAGTTCAGAACCATGAGAAAATAAAATATGGTTTTGCCGGTGAATATGCTAAAAATGCAGACTTATCATTACTTGACAGAGCCAAACTCATGGACGAAAACAACAGCGAATGGCTTGTGAACGATGACGGCAAAAACAACATTAACGATTTAATCAAAGAAGCTGTTGCTTTAGAAACAACAGAGAAAATAGGATTTTATTATTTAGACAAAAAAGAACTCAAAGTATATTTAAGCGGTCAGGGTACCAATTACCCAGGACGCTTAATCACTTGAGCTCTAACACCATTATACGCAGTATTGACAATAATGTCAACAAAAAGATTAACAAAATCACGCAAAGCAAACAATTTATCTGATGGTTCGGTGATTGGCAAAATAGCCCTGCAAAAGCAAGTAAAGCGGTAGACAACAACAGCTAATCTGAATAAATGTTGTAGTTGGCATCTCAAAAGATTATCGAATACCGCCTGATTTGCTTCTATAAAACAGAATTTTCGATCTGCGTGAATAACACATTTATCACAAGCTTTTTCTTTGTAACAACAAGTTGTTTTATGCATAAAATATCATTGAATAAAATAACGGTTGGTGAAAAAAGGTGGCATTGAGTACAAGAGAATTGCTTGCAAGGCTTTTAAAATGTGAGGCAGGTGGGGAAGGTGAAAACGGAATGCGTGCCGTTGCGTCGGTAATTGTAAACCGAACCCGTGTTCCAAACGGGGAATTTGCAAGAGTCAGCAAGGGCGGAGATTTCCGTGCCATAATGGAACAACCAAATCAATTTACCTGTCTTAAAACAACTGTCGGAGGACAATATAATCCTCAGAATGTTTACAATATACGCCCTGACGAAATTCACTATAACATTGCCGATTGGGCATTGGCGGGCAATACCGATTCATCTGTCGGAAATTCAATTTTCTATTTTAATCCATTTTCAGATACCTGCCCAACATTTTTTCCGTCAAACAACGGAGTAATTTACAACAGGGTAGGGGATCATTGCTTTTATTCGCCTACCGAGGCTTATTCCAAAACATAAAGGAGCATAGCTTAATGGATAATTCTTCAAATATGGCAGTTAATACAACTCCTACGGCAAATCAGATTAATCCCGAACATCATTACGGACTTGACAAAAACAAAGCCTGCCTCAACAATTCATGTCCGTCAAACACAGCGGATATCGGATGTTATATTCCTGCGATTGACGAAATTATGCGACATAATCCGGGTGCACCGTCTGTTGCACACCCCGATAAGACAAAAGAAGTTCAAAAATCAAATGACAATCCCTCGCTTGAACAGGCAGAAATAGCATATGAAGAGGGCGGAAGTACATCAGAAGAACAACCTGAAAATATAAATAAATACAACGGAAGTCTTCAAAATATACCGTTCATTAAGGACTTAAAAAAAATAGATACATCTATACCTGTTTTGCCTGCAACCCCTGCTACAACGGCGAGCCCCGGTGCCACCGTTGCAACGCCGATAAGGCAGAATATCGGAATGCCGATGAGTGATTATCAATATCCGTTTCCTGTAACAGCCGAAAATCTGAGATATCACAACGGTTTTATGCGAACACAAATCGGAAGAAGAATCACCGTTGATTTTCTCATGGGAGCAAACACAATTGTTCAGAAAACAGGCTATCTTTTAGGTGTTGCTCAGGATTATATCCTTTTAAATGAGATTGACACCAACGACATCACAACCTGTGATTACTACAATATAAAATTTATAAGGTATTATTACTAA